AACTGCAACACGATCAATCTCGGTTGTGTTAGAACGCATACGGATAGTACGAGCTGCCTTAGCAAGAATCGTAGCATCCCACATGTAATCTAGGAAACGGTTAGCCTGATCTGGATAGAGGAGACCATCACCGCTGAGATTTGAAGAATCTCCAGAAGCATTAACTGCTGAAGAACCTAGATTTGTTGTGTCAATTACTTTTTGTAAAAGTTCATTACTCATTTATTTATTTCACCACCTTATTTTTTTTGTAGATTTAGTTTAAGCTATTAACCTTGAGGAAGGCTCCTTGCCATACACTTTTATTTATTTTTTTATTTGTCTCCAATGATCCATTTAGGTCACTGGACTTCTTAACTGCAGATGCGGATTCAAAGTTGGTTAATTGATGATTTACATATTCAATTTTTCCATACATATCCGTAACTGACTTATTTAGGGCTTCATATTTTTCGCCCAAATCGGCAATCTGCTTAGCTAAATTAGCAGATGTTTCCTCAAACATCTTGTTAGTAGCTTCTACAGCTGCAGAACTATCTGAGTAGTTCTTTGTTAAAGACTCACCAAAGAAGGTTTTTAGGTCAGAAACCATCTTCTCAAAATCAAAAGCATTTTCAACTTCTGAAATAGAAACGGCTTTTTCAATTGACTCTTCAGCAGCTACTGCTACCTCTTCAATTACCGCAACTTCTTCGGCGGGAGCTTCTGCATCAATTGACTTTTCAATTGTAGCATTTGTATCTTCTGCCATTGTGTTACCCCCTTCAGCGAGTGAAATATCATCACTCTTAGTTACCTTGTTTTTTTCATTTTGATCAGGATACATAAGTGTTGCAACTGTTGAGTCAACTACATTTATATTACCTGCCAAACCTGGAGCTGCTGACTCCGTTGCTTCGTGTGCTGATGTTGGAGCATCATCTTTTGTAAAATAAGAGTCAATTACTTTTTCAATTGCTTCAAATTTTTCAGTATCAGATTGTTCTACCCAACCAATATTTGTCATGTTTGTATCACAAACAACACAGCTTTTTGTTGTTGCTGTTGATGTTGATGCAACTTCATCTGTTGAACACCAAAATACATTTTCTGTAATTATGCCTTCTGCCATTTTTTGAATAGAAAAGAAATTAGATAGTTGATTTGCTGGTGAATCAACAATGCTAAGTTCGTGCAAATCAAAATTATGAATAACTCTGTGAGACTCTGTTCCATCATCTGATTTCTCCATCTTTGCATCTACAATATTTCCGCCAATAGAAAAACCTGAATAAGTTCCATCCAAACATTTTTCCCAAGCATCTTGTGCGCCTTTTGATATGTATGCTGTTACATAAATACCAGAATATTTCTTTTGTGTTGATGGATCAAAAAAATTATCTTCTTTAAAGTTGACCATCTTGCCAACTGCTGAGGATCCATGCATTTCACGAATGTTTCCTCTAAAATTATCAAAAGCTTTTTTACTTGCTTCTGCTGTTACTATGTCTCCGTGACGATCTAAATTGTCTAATGTGGCAAAACCAGAAACGGTTCTCTTCTCCTTGTTAACCTTTGTAATAGGAAAGTGGAGGGCCATTGAATTTTCGCTGTTTGTCCAGTACGTTTTTTGAATGTCCATATGTAAATAAATAATAGCAAGTTTTATAAATAAGTCATAATTTTAGGGGATATTTTTTATTATATTTGAATTGATTTTTATGACCTTTTTAATATCGGCACCTTCTGGCTTGTAGGTTTCTCCCGATAAAATTGGATCTGGAACTGATTTAGAATTATCATTTATGTTATTGGCATACGGCGTTTCTATGTGCGATGGAGGCAATACACCAGGGTCATTAGTTGAATTATGAGATACTAGCCCACCCGTAACAAAGCCAATTATCGGATATGCTAAATGGGCTATATCACGCTGAAAGCCTGTTGCTGCCCAAGCTGAAATTGCTCCAGTAAAGGCTATACTGAGTTGTTTTGCGTCTCCAACTGTGAACTTAAAATGATGTTTTAGCCTCATAATGTTCCTTTAAGGTTGTCATAAACTATTTGTGGAATTGTATTATTTGCAACCGTTATACCCAATGCTTTTTCATATTGACTTAAACCTGTTATGGTTTGTTTATTCATTGTTCCAGTATCGTAGGCTTTTGGTAAAAGTCCCGCTTTTTCTAAAGCTTTTTGAACAGTCCAAACTGCATCGTTTGTTTGGCTAATAGCAAAGGAAGCTTGAGATGTGGGAAATGGTGGAGCAACAAAAACTGTTGTAGATTTAGATAAAGATCCAGAATTTGTTGTTCCTGGATGTGTCGCTAACATGCCTCCAGTTATTGCAGTTGCAGTTGCTGCAACACCTGCTGTTGCTTTCTTTGTAGTTATTTTAGATACTGCTGGCTGAATTGGCACTGGGTATTTTGGTCTTATTACTGCAATCACAAAAAGATAATTTCTATGAACTCTAAAGCATCCTTCTTTTGTAGGATCATTTGGATTACCTGTATTAAATGCAATTGTGGTAAATCCTCCAGGACTTGCATTTTCACATAGTTCTACGTGATCTGCTACCCCGTCCCCATTCCAGTCATACATTACCAAATCCCCTGGTTGCATCTGCATCTTATTAACAATAAGGCCTTGCATTTGAAACCAATGGAGTGCTGCAGGATTAAAAGAAAATCCTTTTGGAGTTTGTGCAGCAATTAAATGTGATAAACCAACTTGCGCAAAGCACCAGCTAATTCCCATTGCACAATAAGGAGCATTTTTTATACCATACCAATCACCGTATGGATTTTCATTATTAGCACCTTCATAGAAACCAATTTGACTTCTAGCAATATTTAATACATCTATTGCTGTAGCCATTATTAGTTACCTTCTTGGGGACCTTCGCCTTTTGCATTACGAGCTGTACCCATTTTATCTGGCGCATTCAATGTTCTATTTTGATCACGTGTCTTATTTCCACTAGCGTCTGATTTTGCATCACCAGCATCTTTTGGATTTAACACAAGAACTGTATCTCCTGTGGCAATAGGAGGAAGTCCCTTACGTGCACGAACTTCGTTAGGAAGAATAACTTGATCCTTAAGGTAACGATCATCAATTCTTGATTGTGTTTCCTCATCTGTAAGTGCAAGCTCATTAAATCTAAGAACAAAAGCATCAGTTATTTCACTGATAATCTTGTTAATCTTATACTCAAGTTCTTCTTGTCGTGGACGACATACCTGCTCTTTAAATGTTTTATCTGCATCTTTAGCATTTGCCAATGACACGTTTGCTGGCATTCCGAGCTTAGATACTGGAACACGATGTGCAAGGAGAATGCGATCTCTATTTTCTACAGCATAATTCTTGAATGAAGAATCTTGAATTCCCGCTTCAATTGGCTCCATGTTGAATTCAACACGAGAGTTTTCTCCATCTGATGGAAGAGGAATATATAAAGTTCTATGATTGCGACCACGAAGACCAGTCTGGAAGAACTCAAGCAATTTGCGTTCTGCATCAGCAGTAAGTTTTGCTCCCTTTACGGTAATTATATAACGTGGTACAGCTTTATTTTCAAAATAGTCTAAGTTAAATCTTTGTGCAAATTCGTCACCCGCAAGTGCGTTTTTGGCAGAAAGAATATCTGGTATTCCATAGTATGTATTTGATGGTGAGAATACCTTGAAATGAATTACTTCGTTTGGTTGTGGGTCAGTTCCGATCTGATCTGGGGTCTCAGTATCTCCAAAATTTCTAAAGAAGGTGTATCGGTTATAAACAACTTGAACAAAACCGTCACGGTGACGACGTATTCTCATAGTTGTTGCAGGTATGTGTCCTAGGTATCCGATCTTTCCAGTTGCGGTTCTACCAACTTCTAGGTAGCCGTTTCCTGTTGATTCTAAATCAATAAATACTTTTTTCATATTTTCAATAAAAGAATCGTCTGAGTTCATTGACTCAAGATATCCTCTTAAATCTTCTTTTGATTTTTCAAGCTTTGTACGAAGCTTATCAAGCTTTTTAGGATCAGACATTGCTGATTCAACTTTTTCCTTTGTTGCCCAAGTTTCTTCAAACTTGTATCCTAAACCTACAACGTTTGCTGCTTTAGCATTTACAGCAGAGTGATGATATGGAGAAACATCATATAATTGTGCAAGATATAAGACGTTGTATGGAGGTTGAACAATTTGAAATAATGAATAGCCTGTTAAATCAAGCGGATCTAATTTTTTAGATTTTGCATCTTTTACTCCAGTAAAGGACTTTTCAAGTCTGTTAGCTCTGCGTCTAAAATTATCATTTAGGCCTTCTGATTTTTTAATTTCTTCCCAGCTTACATTGAATGGGTCGTCAAATGTTTCTTCAGACTTTGCAACAAGATTAAAATCTTCTCCTGTATAAATTCTTTGTGTGCCGTCCTGATCATCATCATCAGCGGTGGTTAATCTAGCCAAGGTCCATCTCCTTCATATCTCTTACATATTCCATCATAGCTGGCATATCTTGTGGATCTGGAACAAGTCCAATTTGTGCACGTGCTTTTTGTTCTTCAAGTTCATCATCAGTAACTCTTCTATGACCAGAGAAAAACATTGGATGACCTTCATCTAGGCCTAGCTCTTTTGCAACTTTTTTAAGTTTTTGAATCTGGCTAATATCTCCACGAATTGCGGGAATGTTTAGAGTGTTATCATCTTCATCTCTAACAATAGAGCCATCTGGCATCTGCCAGACATATATTCCCCAATTAACTTCGTCTATAGGTGTTACTTTCATAGTTAAATTCTACCACACTACTGCCACAAAGCTTAAAAAACTATTCTGTAGCTGCCACTTCTTCCCACTTATACGTATTTACTCTACGCCATTTTCCATAAAGATTTGGTGTTGGAGATCCTATGTATTGTTGACCTGTTTCCATATCAATCAAAAGCCATTTTTCAGGGCATTTTGTGTGTATAGTTAAATCAATGGCCTCATCATATTCTTCTGCTGTTCCGCCATTTGCTAAGTCTCTCAAATTACTCGACCATATCACTAAAGAATGTTTTTGCTAAATCTGTGCCTTCCAGGCCTGATTCTTGATAAACTTTAAGCTTTTCTTTACTAAATTGAGGATTTATTTTTAAAGGATCCATCCAAGCCCTTATCTCTTCGTGAGTTTTGTTACCGATCTGCTTATAATATTCTGGGGTTCCATATATATTAAATGTTCCTGGAGCATCTTCTTTTTTTAAAGAAAAGTTAGAAAAAACATATCTTGTACCAGAAGTGACCTCTCTCACTCCATGTGCGTACGGCTCAAAAGCACTATGAATTACTATATCTCCCTTTTGTGGCTTGTACTCAAAACATCCTTTTTTAAAATCTTCAGGAGTTGTTTTTATTGTTCCATCTGGATTAATTTGTGGATAAAAAATTTCTCCGCCTTCATAATCACCAAAATAAGCACATATTCCATAATCTAATTCGCAGCAAGTACTCCATAAATCATTTTGTGACAAAAGATGACATTGTCCTTTACCTGGACTATCGGAGTGAATAAACATTCCATTATCTCCAGGCCTTACTCTTAAATAAGCGTTTTGAGGATGAATAATCCAATTTGGACCTATAAGCTCGCTCATAAATTCCCATAGCTCTATTGTGCCAGGCACTCCTGGAGCCATTTTTTCTGTATACCAGCTCATTAAACCCTGATCATACTTAGGGATTTCATTTGGCAGAGCATTTAGCCCATTTTCAATTTTTTCAACTAATTCTTCTGGAACTATATTTTTAAAAATAAAAATTCCAGATTTTGTTCCATATTCATCAACGTATGGAGATGGATTTAAGCAATCTGGTCTATCATAAAAAAACATTCATACCCCCGATATAACTAAATTATATCATAAATTTATTATAGATTAAATTTTCCAAGCAGATACTGTAGACATGTATCTATCACCGCTTATAATAGGCTTTACTTCGTGTATAAAGGGCGTTTGAGAAGGAAACATTATCATACTACCTTTCTTTGGCTTAATCGTTATATTGTGGCCTGGAAAGCTTATTTCTCCCCCCTCATAATTTTCATTAAGGTAGCAAACCAAAGAAAATGCCAAATCTTTATTGCCATCATAACCATCAGCATGAGGACCCATATTTGCGCCTTCTTGCCATTTTTTAACAGGAATATTGTCTGTCTCTAATCTATATTCATCTTTATTAATTTTATGACCGTCCATATATCTTGAATAACACATTTCAAAGGCCATTTCTAAGCTATTGTAAATATATAGGATTTTTTGATCAGTTTTTTCATCCCCACAACCCCATTTAGACTCATCTTTATTAATGTTTTTGGTTGCACCATAAATTAAATCATTATTATTACTTGCTGTCCAAACATTCCATGGAGATATGGCTTTATGAGACATTTGATTAGAGTCTATATTATTAATAAATTGAACTAACTCATCAGGGTAACTAATAACATTATCCCAATACCAGATGTCTGGATGCAAAACATCTAGGTCAAACATTATATATTGTTCTTTACCGCCTAAAAATTTTTGCTTCATATCAAATCTTTCTCTGAAATTTTATTTCCATCTGGTGTCAATCTTTTTCCTTCTTGACGTATTCCTGACCATTCTACTGCTTGATCTGCTTGCATCGCTCTTACCTCAGCAAGCTCTTTTGCCCACGCATCCCTAGTTTCTTGAGGATAATCTGATTCCTCACGATCATCAAAAAAAGAACCTATAGTGTATCTGTTTGATTTTTTAACAACCTTAACCTCATGCATGTTTTTATGACCACCATGAAAAGCTGCCAACATGCCTGTTTTTGGTAAAAACTCAAGGTTATGTTCAGAAAAAGATAGTTCTCCTCCTTCAAAATCATCATTTAAATATAAGAACGCTGCATAACGACTTCTTGTAAATGCTCCCATAACACCATCATTATTGCTGTTATCTGAGTGAAGCGGAGCAAATGCGCCTGGCTCCCATTTTTGTGAATGAAAACTTATTTTTGAAAGCTGTGGTTCTGGAATATTAGCTACTTCTGCAACCGCATCTCTAAATCTTTTATACAAGCTAGAAAACCAATTATTTGGCAAACCAAACTCAGCAAGTATTGGATCATTGTCTTCTGGATAACCAGAGGAATATGATTCATAAAATGAAATTGGCTTCCAAAAATCTGGCCTTATTTCATTTAATCTATTTAAAAGAGCAATTGTTTTTTCAGCTTCTTCTTTTGTTATAAAATCTTCAATCAACAGCAAATCATCTAAAACAAAATTTTTATTCATTTGTCTGAGTTATACCTAACTTTTCTGCCCTAATTTTTTGTGCTTCAGCAAAAGTAATTTTTGTTCCGTTACTTAAATAAATCATATTTTCATCATCTTCTTTTTCAATTCTTTCCCATTCCATCTTAGACCATTTATAAGCACCAATTGTTCTTTGCTTTTCTAGCCATTCTTCTGATCCTGGGTAATTTGTCATAACAAAATTTCTAACAAAGTACTTGTTTCCATTAGAAATTCTTTTAACTCCATGATAATAAGGATCTGTAGAAGGAAATACAACTAAATCACCAGCTTTTGGTTTATGATTAATAATATTGTTATCAATATAAAATTCTAAATCCCCACCATCATAATCGTCATTTATATAAAATGTCATTGTTGTGTGAAATTTATCTCCAGGCATGTCTCTTTGAGAAATGATATAATCTGTATGATATTGCATTGTCATATTATTTTTTAAATCATCAATTTCATCAAAATATTTACAATAAGAATTTCCGCTAAAATGTGCGTCTTCTGGAAATTTTAAACCTGTATGATTAGTATAATGAGATGCTGCTTTTTCGTAAGCTGCAATCAATTCGTCTTGTAAGGATTTTTCATCATCAAACATTTCTCCTTGTTCAACATTATTTAAATCTTCTCCCCATTTTATTTGAGTATAAGTTCCAAATTGAGCCCACTTTGTCCAAGGTTTTAAAAAATATTTTCCCTCAGAAGCTGATTCTGATTTAGACATAGTTTCATAAGCTTTTTGAGGATTAGAAAGCATATTTTTATAAACAATTACATTTGGATAAATTTCTTCAAACTCTAAATCTTTAAAATCATCTGTAAACTTAATATTATTCATTATTCTCCTTATTTTCAAAAAGCTTTTTATATTCTGGATTATCGAATCCACCAATAAAACCTGCAGGTGGTTGTTTTTCACCTGTATGCTCCATTATTGTCCAAAAAAATGGAGAAGTAAATCTATTACCCGATTTTATTGGTCTTACTCCATGGGCATAATATTTGTCTCCAGGAAAGAAGTACGCCGCCCTTGGCTTTGGTTTAAACTCTATTCCATGTTGGGGAAAATAAAGTTCTCCACCCACATAATCGTCATTAAAATAAAATAGGCCAGCTATATCATACCAGGGAAAATCATTTGGTCTGCCACGTTCTTCTCCTACATGGAACTCTTTGTCTGCGTGAGGCTCTTGTCGTGCTCCAACAGGCCATCTAACAATTGCTGGTCCAGTGGCTTGAACATTTACATTAAAAAATTTGTCAACTTCAATTTTTAAACGATCAATTAAAGAATAGATAAGATTTAATATTGATGGATCTGATGCCATTAAAGAATTATATGTGCAAACACGGTCTTCCCAAACTGTTGCATCATATAAAACTAAACCATCTTGGTCAACATGTGTTTCTGTTTTATCCCAAATTTTATTGTTTAAAGCAAATCTCATCAAGCTTTCTTGTTCTTTTTCCGTAATAAAATTTTGTAACTCAACAATATTTTCAATTGAATCTCCAAAAAATCCAGACGGGGTTATTGATTTTGGCAAATCATTTTTATTCCAATTATTAGCTAATTCCATTGCTTCTTCTTTCTATATAAAATAATTATATCATAGATACTAGTTAGTTACGCTTAGCCTTATTGCTTTAACCTGATGCTCACCAAGCTTTTTGCCTTTATGATCAACCCCATCACGGTAAAAATTTGTCCATTTTCCATTTCTATTAATTTCATATATTGTATTACCATATTCATTCATATCTACTGATTGAGGCTTTTTTTGATCTATTGGTAAAAGATCTATTTCAGAACCCTGAAGTTCTGATAAATCAATTGGTAGTATTGCAATAATTGGAGTATTTGCTTTTATTGTTATCTCAACATTTGGCCTAGTTATTATCCATGCACATGGCAAATCTTCATTAAAAAAAGAAGTTGACATAATTGTAGAAAAAGGAGTAATACCATCTCTTGGATAGTTTGGTACGGGCATAGATAAAATACTAACATTTTTTTCTGTTTCAAAACTTATACCAGTATTAAAACTAATAGTGGCATTAGCTCTTCCAGTTGAAACATATTTTTCTCCAGACATAATTTTTACATGCTCTGGTGAAGAATCATTTATTCCATCCCAAATAAAAGATATGTCTTCTGGAAAAGATATGCCCCACCCCAACTGATTTGTTAAGCCGATTGGAAAACAGTGATAGGCGTGTGAATTCCAAGTATTATCCATCCATTCTCTTTTTATTGATAGTGGAGATAAATTTCCATAGCCTTCTCTTTTAAAGGCCTTTATTTTGTGCATCTCTTGCGACCCACTTTTCACGCATCTGCATAAACTCATCATTATGCGCATGATCATTATAATCAAGCATTGTAACAATAGAGTATTTTGTTCCTTCAGAAACTGGAAGGGCAACATGTGAAAATAGGTATGTTGATGGGAATATATAAAGATCTCCTGCTTTTGGTTGAATATCAATATTAAGTTTTGGGAATCTTAATCCACCGCCAACATAACCATCATTTGGATACCCAACCAATGAAACTGTTGCGCTATACGAAAATCCATGGTCTGCGTGTTCTTGGAAGTGTTGTCCAGGACCATATTTAACAAAATTCATTACTTCCCAATAATCCATCTTTGAATTATACATTGCGCAATAATCATTAACAGCATCAATTTGTGCTAAGTACGCATCTTTCCAGATGTCCTGCAAAGTTTGAAAATCTGGATTTTGTAGCATTGATTGATCTTTAATTTCGCCAATTTTAAAATCTACACAATCTCTATATTCTGGGCGAGATTCCATGTAGCCAACAGTGGCTCCAGACCATTTAAAATCAGAATTATTGTTTGCAATTAAGTTTTCTACACGTCCTATTAAATCAACTTCTTTTTTAAATACATCTTTATAAACCCAAATTCCTGGGAAAAGCATTTCTTTAGATGAATAACTCATTTTAACCCTATCTATTAGTACAATGATTATAACATAGCTGTACCCATAATGTCTAATTTAAAAATTATGGGTACAGTGTATGTTTAATTTAATTTATATCAAAATCTGGATAACCATTGTTTACTACTACTCCATCTGCAACAATTAATCCAAATGGCGTTCTATTAAACTCATAGACCTCTGTAATTTCATCAATTACATCTATTGATTTAACATCTAGAAGGTATATCTCATTATCGTTAAGATCACTTTCTACAGTAACAATTTGATCACCTGGAACTAAACGATTTGCATTAGTTAATCTGTATTGACCATCTGTTAATACAAGAATTTCTTCTAATACTGAGAATCTTTTAGCTTTATCTCCATTTATTATAATTGTTTCTTTTTGTGTAGCAACTGTAATATCTGTAACTTCAGATTCAATAAATTTGAAATTATTTAATTCAGCTATACTAAATGCTGCTATTTCTTTAAGACTTACATCTCCAAGTATCCCGTCAAAAACCTTGGTAAGAAGTACGTCTCCTACAGATATGTGTTTTGCTGCTCTATATCCTGTAGTTGTAAGAACAAGAGTGTCTTCATGTATACAGAAACCTGGTGGTGCAAAGAACCCTGGTGGGGCAAAGAACCCTGGAGGTGCAAAGAACCCTGGTGGTGCAAAGAACCCTGGAGGTGCAAAGAACCCTGGAGGTGCAAAGAACCCTGGTGGGGCAAAGAACCCTGGAGGTGCAAAGAACCCTGGAGGTG